AATAAGTACAAGTTTCTTAGAAAAGATTTATGATGAGTACAGCTTGTGTACACCTTGTCCTGTATATAAGATGACTACAAAAGAAGCTAGCTTTGTAAAGTATGGTGTAAATTCTTTCTTAGCACTGAAGGTTACGTTCTTCAATCAGCTATATGATTCAATTGGTCGTGAAGGACAAACATTTAATAAAGTCGTTAAGGCTATCGGTACTGATTCACGTATTGGACATTCGCATACTAAGGTGCCTGGTCCAGATTTAAAGCAAGGATACGGTGGTGCTTGTTTTCCAAAAGACACAGCGGCTCTAGTAAATTTCGATGAGGGGTTTACAATTGTTGAAAAATGTATTAGAATAAACAATGAGTATCGTAAACAGTACGAACTAGACGATAGAGAAAGAGAACAAAATGTCAATTATGGATAAACTAAAAAAGAATTCAAAGCTTAAGTCAACAGATGTGTTGGCTGATTCTAAATTCTTTAATGACAAAGAACAGGTTGCAACGAAGGTACCTATGGTAAACGTTGCTCTATCTGGTTCTGTTGACGGCGGTGTTGCTTCAGGACTTACTGTTCTGGCTGGACCGTCCAAACACTTTAAAACATCATTTGCATTACTTATGGCCGGTGCATATCTAGATAAGCATAAAGATGCTGTTATGCTATTTTATGATTCCGAGTTTGGTTCACCACAATCTTACTTTGAACAATTTGATATTGATCCAACACGTGTTTTGCATACACCAATCACAAATGTAGAAGAACTTAAGTTTGATCTAATCAACCAGCTTGAAGCAATTGATCGTAGTGAAAATGTAATTGTAGTAATTGATTCGATTGGTAACCTTGCTTCAAAGAAAGAAATGGAAGATGCACTGAATGAAAAGTCAGTTGCTGATATGTCACGAGCAAAAGCACTAAAAGGTTTGTTCCGTATGGCAACACCATATCTTGCCATGAAAAGTATTCCATTACTTGCTGTAAATCATACTTATCAAGAAATTGGTTTGTTTCCCAAAGCTATTGTCTCTGGTGGTACGGGTATCTACTATTCAGCAGATAATATCTGGATTCTTGGTCGGCGGCAGAATAAGAAAGGTACCGAGGTAACTGGTTATGACTTTGTTATTAATGTAGAGAAATCTCGTTATGTAAAAGAAAAATCTAAAATTCCTATCTCAGTATCATGGGACGGCGGTGTAGAAAAGTATTCTGGCTTACTTGAAGTTGCTATGGCTGGAGGATATGTACAAAAACCAAGTAATGGTTGGTACGAGTCTGTAGATCCTACAACTGGTGAAGTAACATCTGGTAAAGTACGTGAAGCACAAACTCTTGAAGAACAATTCTGGGAACCAGTATTTAAGAATACAGATTTTAAAGATTTTATTATGAAGCAGTTCTCTATTGGACATAAAGCTTTAGTGGATCCAGATGCTATTGTTGAGGAAGAATAATGGGTAAACATATTAAAACAAAATTAGATTATGAAATGATTGCAGACCTAGCTAAGGAAGTTCATAGGTTAGATCCTGAGAATCCTGTTCTATCGAAGTATCTAGCAATGGAAAACTTTGAAGGATCTGAACTACGTAAAAGTTTATCAAAATGATTAACTTAGATAAATTAAGCGAAGGAATCCACTACGTACTTCATAAGATGGATGCTGTTGATAATGAACAAGCATGGGAAGTTGAGTTTCGTGAAGGAAAATACAAAGGTACTACATGTGCATATGGTAACGTAAAGTTTGATGGAGTAAATAATAAGTTAGCGTTTACGTTAGCAATCCGTCAAACACCTATCGATAACTTAAGTGCAGAAGATCCAGAGTTTAAGGACTACGCTGGAATTATACTCGAAGATTTAATAAAAACTAATTTGGCAAATGGGACGTTGGTTTATGGTGAAAACAAAAATAACTGAAGAGTGGCAAGAGAACAGAGACTATAAGTTAATCCCTGAAAAAGATGAGTTCTGGCACATTGAAATACTTAAGGGTGATTACTCGAGTTGTCATATCAGCTACACTAGCATTAAGATAAATGAAGAAACACTAGAGCTCAAGTTTGACTACAGTCTAGAATATACACCTATTGAATGGGTAAAGGCTGGTGATCCTGGATTAGATAAAACAGCTAGTCATATCTTACATAGCATATTGATGTCAACACTAAATGAAACAGGAAAAACTTCTTAGATGAGAATAGTTGTTTACTTTCTAGAAAAACTATATTATAATAAATTATGATAAACAGGAGGTTCCAATGACAGAAGTTGATATTTTAAAAAAGAACGTAAGAGATCTACAAGAACAATTGCAGAACGCATATAAACGCATAAAGGAACTATCCGAACGTGAATAATATTAACATTGAACAAACTATCTTACGCAATCTTCTTACCAATGAGAAGTATACGCGTAAGGTATTACCGTTTGTACAACCAGATTATTTTGAAGGCGTTTACCAACAACTATTTAAAGAGATAGCTAAGTACGTTGCGAAGTATAATAAACTACCAAGTCAAGAATCATTTAAGATTGAGTTAGATCAATCTGATAAATTTAATGATGAGCAGTATCGACATGCTGTAGAGATTATTCCTAGCATATTTAATACTGAAAAGATTGATGATAAGTGGTTAGTTGATACTACAGAGAAGTGGTGTCAAGACCGCGCTGTCTATAATGCTATCATGCAATCAATTACTATTATTGATGGTAAACACCAGACTCTTACAAAGAATGCTTTGCCAGATATTCTATCACAGGCTCTAGCAGTTTCTTTTGATACAAACATTGGTCACGACTATATTGAAAATGTTGGTGAACGTTATGATTTCTATCATGAGCAAGAGGAAAGGATTCCATTTGATCTTGAGTTCTTTAACAAGATTACAAAAGGTGGTCTCCCCAACAAAACACTGAACATCGCTCTTGCTGGCACAGGTGTCGGTAAGTCTTTATTCATGTGTCATGTTGGTGCAGCTTCTTTAACTCAAGGCAAGAATGTCTTATACATAACTATGGAAATGAGTGAGGAAAGAATCGCTGAACGTATCGATGCTAATCTACTTGATGTACCGATCGATCAACTCGAACATCTTTCCAAAGAGATGCTAACCAATAAGGTTTCCACTATTGCTTCTCGTACTAACGGTAAGCTTATCATTAAGGAATATCCTACTGGCCAAGCAAACACATCTCACTTCCGTGCTTTGTTAAATGAACTGAAGTTAAAGAAGAACTTCATACCAGACATTATCTTTATTGATTATTTAAATATTTGTGCATCTAGTAGAATGAAAGGAATGGGTGGTGCAATCAACTCATACTCTTACATTAAAGCAATCGCTGAAGAGATACGCGGCCTTGCGGTCGAGTTCAACGTACCGATCGTCTCTGCAACGCAGACGACTCGTGCTGGTTATGGCTCTTCGGATATTGGGCTTGAAGACACAAGTGAGTCTTTTGGATTACCCGCAACAGCAGATTTAATGTTTGCACTTATATCCAACGAAGAACTAAACTCGCTTGGTCAGATACTAGTAAAACAATTAAAGAATCGTTATAACGATCCGACTCAATATAAACGGTTTGCATTGAAAGTAGATCGCTCCAAGATGAGGTTAGAGGACGCAGACGGCGGCTCTGACGGATTAGTTGATGATACTCCAACTTTTGACAAAACAAAAATGAATGAAAGATTTAAGGACTTTAAGGTAGAATAAAATGCAAGATGTAGAAAAACTATATAGTAAAGTAATGAGCTTCGCAGATGACTTACTTTTTGAAAATGAACCACTCGCTGTTGCAGCAGTGTTCAACACAATATCGCTTTCCATGTGGAAGACAATGTTATCAGAAGGTGACTATAGCGATATGATTCAGGCAATTGTAGATAACTCAGATAATGTAAAAACGTTGTCTGCTGAGGGAGGCTCATTGCATTGACGCATGCACGTCTCATCTCATACTCACAACCTGTACGGCACGTACACTCAGGCGAACTCGGCATCATGGGTCTCGACAACATCCAAGATGTCATCGCGTATTGTGCCCGTGTCTCCAACCCACAGAACCAAGCTAACACCAAGACAACAACAAAGTTACTCGACTACCTCATCAAACACAAACACTGGTCACCATTCGAAATGGCCAGTGCCTGTATCGAAGTCACAACGACAAGAGACATCGCAAGGCAGTTCCTCAGGCACAGATCGTTTTCATTTCAAGAGTTTTCTCAGCGGTATGCTAGTATCAATGATCTTAATAATGATTTTGTTCTAAGAGAAGCACGACTACAAGACGATACGAATCGTCAGAACAGTGTTGAAGCAGGTGATGCAGCTCTAGAGGCTTGGTGGCACGCTCAACAAAATTTTGTAATCGATCATGTAAAGAGGATCTACAATGAAGCGCTCGAACGAGGAATCGCCAAAGAACAAGCAAGAGCAATCTTGCCAGAAGGGAACACAGTTTCTAAGCTTTATGTTAATGGTACCATTCGTAGCTGGATTCATTATATCGAGCTACGTTCTGCAAACGGGACACAAAAAGAACATATGGAACTGGCCAGAGAAATAGGCAGAGCTATTAGCGTAATCTATCCAAAGGTAAATGAATTTCTTTCGTAGGGTTTACTTATTATGCAAAAGGTGATATAATGTATAAAACAATAGAGGACATTAAGTATGAGTACTAATTGGGTACAGGACATGGCAGACATGCATAAGAAGTATGGTGTCAATGAATGGTTTGAAAAGAATAAAGATGATAAAGTACTTATGAACAAGTACCTTATGTTTCGTTTGCTTATGTGTCAAGAAGAACTACATGAAACTATGCAGGCTGCTAACTCTGGTAACTCAGAAGAAATCGTTGATGGCTTGATTGATCTATGTGTTTTTGCTATTGGTACGCTCGATGTATTCAACGTTGATGCAAGTAAAGCATGGGACGAGATATATAAAGCAAATATGAATAAACAGGTTGGCGTAAAGCCAGGACGACCTAATCCGTTTGGTCTACCAGATCTATTGAAACCCGATGGATGGGTAGGACCGAACCATGAAGATAATCATGGAGAATTAGCAAAAGGCTCGTAACATGGCAAGTAAAAAACTCTGGAAGAAGGTAAAGAA